ACTTTTGAAGATCTTCTGGGCGATCATCAAACTTTTTTAAATCCTCTAACTCCTTTTGACCCATTCCTTTAAAAGGACTGCGTGGACCAATTTTAAAACTTGGGTCGCTTGCTAACAAATTACCTGGAGCACCAGGGACATTTCTCATTCCGTAAAGCATCTGTTTATAGCCTCTTTCCGTTCATTCTACTCTTCTATAACTTCGTAGCCAGTGGCATCATTAACTTTGGTGATGATAATGCCGGTGCCACGGACATCCCAATTAAGGACGTCGCCTTCTTGCCAGCAAAGCTCTTCTATCACCTCATCGGGAAGAACAATGTACTGATCTCCGTTCTCGTCCTCCTGGACCTCGAGGATGTAACTCATTTGGATTCAAGTAATTTCTCAACTAGCTTATCAAGCTTTGCATTGATTTGATTGAAGTTGTCATGCATTTGTTGGATCTCTCTCAGGAAGTCAACCTTGAGAACGTACTCTAAAGGCATACGTTTTAAATCGTTTTCCAAAACGTCAATCCTTCGTTTCTGCGAGCCGATGTAATTAAAAGCTTGCTGGATCTGGTCGTTTTGTCTTCCAAGGATTTTACCTGCGACCCAACTGCCACCGGTAATAGCGGATACAACGGCCGTTAAACCGATAGCAATATATTCAGGCCCCACGACCAAATTCGCTTTTTTCTAATTCTAAGGTTCAGTAATCAACGTGGAGTTTTCCTTTACGCATTAATCCGTTAATCATCCAGACCAAAGCATCAACGCAGTCATCATGACTGCTAACACCAAAGTTAGTTAGCTCTTCAAACATCGCGGTAAAGTTGCGGTAGCGATTGAAGATTAGTTTGCGATCTTCAAACAAACCCATACACCCACGGAAGCGTGCCAACTTATCAGCGCGGAATCCTTTGACGGGATGCCAATTTAAGTTGTAAAGGCTTTCATTGGTTAAACACACGCGTTTAAAGTCAGCCTCCAAGGAAGCCTGGTATTGCACCGCTTCTGAATAGATGTCGCACGTTGAATATGTTGGGTAGTAATTGCCATTCTCATCTTGCCCAAGGATGTTCCAGTCATTGAGGAGTTCTTTGAGCGCATCAAGTTTCTCAAGGTTTCCCATGACACGTAATCGACGATAGTCGATGACATGAATACGATCTCCAATGCGCCCACCCAATACCATGACGGTGTAGTCATTCTTTTCTTTGGTGCCTGCAGATAGGTCAACGCCTACCGCAAGACAATCAAATTCAGTTGCAATCTCCGCTTTAACAATCAGCTCTGGCGCCAGGGACAATTCGTTTTGTCTGACAACTTGATTCATGTACTGGAACGAGAAAGCAATTGGTGCTTGTCGTTTCTTTTCTTTCAAGTAGTCAAGTGACCACATGTCTGGCCAATATGAAACTTCTTCTCCCGTTTTGGGATCAGTAAGAATTGCAGATAACACAATCTGAAGCCAGTTGTTTTGTGTGTTGAATGTCGTTGCATGAATGTCATCATGTCTGAAGCGAGTACCAAGGCAGATAGCCCTGGCTCCTTCAAACATGGTGGGTGCAATCACAGCATTCCAGTTATCCTGCATCTGTTTACGGATGTCAGGGTTAGAGATGTCTGCGGCAGATTTAATGGCGTCATCAATAATCACCAGGTGTGAACGTTTGGAGGTCACTGAACCTTTGAGACCTGCGGCACACAGTGTGAATTGTTCCTCACCCGTGGTATCAATGCCAGCGAACTTGTGATCGATTGACCAGTACTCATTACTAGTTACGTTCTTGAGAAGACGTACGGTTGGAAAGACTTCTTGGTAACGTTTGCTTTCAATGATGCGTTTAATGGTTGCTGACTTAGAGCGTGCAATGTCAACCGTATAAGAGAGATAAAGAATTTGCAGTGGCTTCTTTGCTTGTGTATGAAGACCAATAGCCCATGCCGTAAACAAACCTAAGATTGTGGACTTAGCAGATCCACGTGGTGCCAGGAGATCAACATTAGGTCCTGCAATTTTTAAAAGACACGCACTATCTTCACCTGTAACAAAGTGACGATGCCATTCTTTGTGATGTTGTGCCGGAGGTTTATCAGCTACGTAATCACAAAAGTATCCAAAGTCTTCTCTTGCTTTCTTTAGAGACTCAAGATTACGTGGTACACGAATTTGTTGCCTACGTGCAGCAGCTTGCGCGTTACGTCGATATGCAAGATGTTGATATGCAGGCACGATAAGTAATCAGCTAATAACTGAATACTACTTCATTCGTTGACGTTTTTGTTTTTCCTCTTCTGTGCCTGGTACTGACGTGCCTTGTCCAGGGCTGCTTGATGTTTGTCTTTGTCCGACATTGGACTGTTGTCCTGGTTGCGGGCTTCCCGTTCCTTTAAGTGCGCCAGGATTTGGGGAAGTTGCTGGCGGTTGGTTTCCATTCTGTTCATTACGTGTTTCTGCAACAGCGCTCAATACTCTTGCGCCTTCGGCTGCAGGACTTTTAGCTTCGCCACCAATGGGTGCTCCTTGTAATTCACGACGTCCACCAAAGCGATTTCGATTCTCCTGCAATCTTTGCACAGCGGCACCAAGACTGCCAGCAAGCGTTGCGTCGTTACCTTGGCCTGTAGTTGGTTGTAGTGAATTCATCATATGTGTATTTTAACTTAACTGTCTTCGTATTGCATTTTGGCCCAGATACTCATGGACGCTTCTTCCAAGGGAATTTCAATTGGGTCATCCTTAAAAATAATTTGTAATTCACGTAGGGCACGATCTGCACCAGCCATTAGCAATCCTTTGCGGTCACGGCTAGACGTGAATAGTTCAATCTGTGCAATGGTGCCACGTAATTCTTTTTGCATACCAGCGATACGTGCCACGCCAGCATCCCGTTTGACGACGCCGTTATCTACGTCTTCTCGTAACTTACGAATGTCTTCCTGCATCTCCTCAATTTCATAGAGGAGTTTCTTGCGATGATCAGGCTTTTTGTAATGGGATTTAACCCATAGATCACACGCAGATATACTACCTCCATAGCCAAGGAACCTGGCGTAAAGATAGCATTCAATCACCGAGAAAGTTTCCTCGGCAAAACTACAAAACGCATCTTGATCTGAAGATGTTAAGTTGTCAACCCACTGGTCAAACAACTCAATATCGATAGCCTCGTTGCGCCTGGTTGTAGTCTCGGGCTTCTTCGGTGTCTTTAAATTGCTGGCCTTGCTCTGCGGAAGTGCGTTGTTCAGACGCACCTTTGCCGATGGTTTCGCGTTCTTGGGTTCCAGCATCTTCTAATTTTTTCTTGGAGAAACTATAAGCCACTTCAGCGGCCTGTCGATATTTGTCAATATCAAACGGGTCGTCCTCAGTTGTTTTATTGACTTGGCCGGGAGGCAACGTTGTCATGGCTTATAGCTGCCTCAAGATCAGAAGTTGGACATCATGCTAGCGAGACCCTGTTGGAAGATGTCACGACGACCTTCCACAGACTTCTGGCGTTGCTGACGACCTTTCGATGCTTCAAGACGCTCCAGGAGCTTCTCAAAGTTGTTAAGGTCAAAATTAGTTGCGGAATCAGTACCGGTATCGGTAAGAGCGTTGGTCATTCTTTATAACCCAATGTGTAGGTATCTAATTATTATAAACAGACTTAACCAAAGGCTAAGCCCAACAGGCTATACATTCTCGAAGTGTTATCCATTCGAGAAATATCTTTATCTGCTTGCGCCCTGATGCCCATAACTGCTTTATCGGCTTCGCCTTTTGCTTGAATTCCTTTAAGGGAATAGCCGCCTTCAATTTCGGCCACATCTCTTAAACCGGCTGCAACAATCTTTTGTACCTCAATAGCCTTTTCTTTGTCAGCAGTACTGGCAAATTTACGCCAGCGCTCTTCACTGTCGTCCGAATAAAAAGAACGTTTTGTCTCTGCATCTTGTGCATAGTCACTTTGTCCTCTTTGGATCTTTGCAACCTCTTCTAAAGATTTTCCTCGAATTGTTTCGCTTTCAGTTTGGGCTTCTTTTTGGTATTTACCAAGTTGAATGCCCATACGAGCTTGCCACTCATATGCATCCAACCCCGTAGCCGTACCTGTACCTGTACCTATATCTGGTAAACCATCCCCATCGTTATCAACTCCAGGGGAAAAAGCTACTTCAGTACTCTCTTCTTCTTTGGGTTGATTTAATACGTCTTTGTTAGCAGAAAAATAATCTTTGGCTTTTTCGTTAAGACGATATCCTTTATCTGCTACAAGTTCTTTTAAATCCTGTAAAGATTTAGTTGGGTTTGCTGCGACAATATCTTTAAAAGTTGATTGACCAACTCGTTGATTTGGTACTTCATACCGCACTCCTCCTATGCGGATTTCGGGAGTTTTTGCTTTCTCTTTTTCTTTCTGTTGATACGTCTTTGATGCAACTGCTGCATTCTTGCCTTTGTCAGGAGTGCTATCTTTCTTTGGAGTGTTAACACTCTTGTTGGGAGTGTTGGCTTTACCTTTGTTTCCTTTCTGTGACATAATTAAACCTCTTTATAAAGTCACGTCTTTCAAAATACTCTTTGAAAGATCACCATATTTACCTGTTAGTCTACCAGTAGTAGGATCTCTCTGAGCTGTTCCAAAGATATCAGAAAGCATCTGCTGATTAGGTGACATTACTTTACCGCTGGCAATCATATTAGATTTTAGTAAATCACCAAATGCTGCAGCACTTCTCACTTTTTGCGCTTTGGCTTGATCTACAAAGCTGTCGTACTCCTCAGGTGTAAAC